CCAAGCCGTACCGCCGCCGGTAGCGGTGTTGACTGCCGAATAAAACCCGTAAGCGGTTTTAGTAGCGATTACGGCAGCGGTGTTACCGGCATAAAAAGCGTAGTTATTAGTAGCGCCAATTAAGTTGGTTTCTGAGTAATATCCAATTTGGCTTGATACCGTAGACCCCGCGCCGATAGTCCCTTGGTTTGCGTAAAAATGTTGAATCGCCGTTGTAAACGATGCGGCGGCGGTTGCAAGAACGGTTGCATATCCGCGTGCATTTGAAGTTACATCGCTTTGAATAGTTGCGTTAGTGAAGTTACCGTTTGCATTTGTAGCGCCGGTAATGTTTTTAGCGTTGTAAAAATTAGTTGCTGTTGGTGCAATAGCGCCTACGCCCGCACTAGTGTTAGCAATTAACGTAGTGAACGTCCCGGCAGCCGCAGCTGTCCCACCGATAGCCGGCGGCGAAGCTAAGTAGGTGCTAAAACCCGTGCCTGAAACAGTTGAAGATGCGCTAAGGGTGGTAAATGCCCCGGCAGCCGCAGCTGTCCCACCGATAGCCGGCGGCGAAGCTAAATAGGTACTAAAGCCTGTGCCGGAGACAGTCGAAGATGCGCTAAGGGTGGTAAATGCCCCCGCAGCCGCAGCCGTTCCACCGATAGCCGGCGGCGAAGCTAAGTAGGTGCTAAAGCCTGCGCCGGAAACAGTCGAAGATGCGCTAAGGGTGGTAAACGCACCTGTGGTGGGCGTAGTGGCGCCTACCGTGCCATTGATGTTGATCGAAGCCGTACCGGTTAGGTTAGTCACCGTGCCGCTGGACGGCGTGCCCAACACGCCGCCATTGACAACAAACGCGCCAGCTGTGCCAACATCGACGCCCAACGCTGTAACGACGTTAGCGCCTGTTGTAGTTGTCGCAGGTGCTACGCCAGCACCGCCGCCAATGACCAAAGCATTTGCGGCCAACGCAGCTGATGACGCCCAGGTGCTTGCGGATGAAAAGTACGGTACGCCGCCAGATGTACCGGCAACCGTTAATGCCAGCGTGCCCGACCCAGTAACAGGCGACCCGGTTACCGATATAAGTCCGCCCGTAAACGTCTGCCCAACGCTGGTCACCGTGCCGGTAGTTGGCGTGGTCCAAGTAGGTGTACCCGCGCCAGCGCTGGTTAGCACTTGGCCTGACGTACCGGCAGCGGTAAAGCCAAATGCCGTACCGGTGCCGTAGGGAACGGCCCCGGCTGTGGGTGTCGCCGTACCGTTAGTGCCGCCGTTGGCAATAGCTAAAGTTCCGCCCAACGTAATGGTGCCGGAACTGGTAATCGGGCCACCAGAAGTAGTAAGGCCAGTAGTTCCACCCGACACCGCAACGCTGGTCACCGTGCCAGTGGTCGGCGTGGCCCAAGTAGGCGTACCTGAACCGGCGCTGGTCAGCACTTGGCCTGACGTACCGGCAGCGGTAAAACCAAACGCCGTACCAGTACCATAGGGAACGGCGCCGGCTGTGGGTGTCGCCGTACCGTTAGTGCCGCCGTTGGCAATCGGAAGGGTGCCTGACACATGCGTGGTTAAACCAACTTTACCCCAAGAAGGGGCAATGCCAACTCCACCTGAAATCAACGCGTTGCCGGTTGCTACGTCAGCTAATTGCGAAAGCGCGGAAGTAGTTGATGCGTACAGAATATCGCCGACTACATAAGTCGCAAATCCGGTTCCGCCGTTGCCTGCGGCAAGAGTTCCCGATATGTGGGTTGTTAAACCAATTTTGCCCCATGATGGGGCAACGCCAACGCCGCCAGAAATAAGAGAGTTTCCAGTTGCTACGTCGGCCAACTTAGACAAAGCCGTAGTCGTCGAAGCATAAAGAATGTCGCCGACTGTATAAGTGGCGAATCCAGTACCACCATTGGCGGCGATTAGCGTGCCGGCTAACGTAATAGTGCCAGACGAAGTAATTGGGCCGCCGGACGTGGTAAGGCCAGTAGTTCCACCCGACACCGCAACGCTAGTAACGGTGCCGGTAGTTGGTGTTGTCCAAGTAGGTGTACCCGAACCGGCGCTGGTTAGCACCTGGCCTGACGTACCGACAGCGGTAAAACCATAGGCGGTGCCGGTGCCGTAAGGAACGGCCCCGGCTGTGGGTGTCGCCGTACCGTTAGTGCCGCCGTTGGCAATAGGCAACGTACCGGTTATGTGCGTTGTCAATCCAATTTTGCCCCATGCCGGAGCCGCGCCCACACCACCAGAAATCAATGAATTTCCAGTGGCAACATCTGCTAATTTAGATAGCGCCGTGGTGCTGGATGCGTAAAGAATATCGCCAATGGTATATGTTGAGTAACCGGTACCGCCGTTGGCTGCTGTCAAGGTGCCCGCTAACGTAATGGTGCCGGAACTGGTAATCGGGCCACCGGAAGTGGTTAAGCCTGTTGTGCCGCCAGATACATCAACGCTAGTGACCGTGCCAGTGGTCGGCGTGGCCCAAGTAGGTGTGCCCGCGCCAGCGCTAGTCAACACTTGGCCCGCTGTACCAACCGCCGTGAAACTATAAGCTGTGCCAGTGCCGTACGGAACGGCCCCAGCAGTAGGGGTTGCGGTTGAGTTGGTGCCCCCACTATTAGTGTTAAGCGTCCCCGCTAAAGTGATAACGCCCGAAGACGTGACGGGGCCGCCAGAAGTAATTAACCCAGTAGCCCCGCCGGACACATCAATACTATTGACGGTGCCAGAACCAACCACTGACCAAACCGGCGCATCGGTGCCAGTGCTAGTTAAAACTAATCCCGCCGTCCCCGCCGGCGTAAATTTATACGCGGTGCCATTTCCGTAAGCAACGCCCCCGGCAACGGGCGTCGCGCTTGAGTTGGTGCCTCCGTTAGCAATAGGCGTAATGCCGGTTCCCGCGCCCGTAATGGTGAACAAATTTAATAGAAATCTATACCACTCACGCGAAATTAACCCAGTTCTCGGGTCCATTACTGGAACCCGTGGCGGGGTGATATTAGTCGTGTTGGGCGGACTAGCCATTAGTGCCCGTTACGGTTAGTTCAGCGCCAATAATGGCAATTTTAATAGGGTCAGTACCGGACACTTCATACACCCGGTCGCGCAACTTTTCGGTCATGCCTAGCCGACGCCAGATGACGCGAGTGCCGTATGCGCCGATACCACCCATCGCCGCCCAGTGTTCGTTTGACCAGGTGTGGCCGCCATCGTCGGACCAGCGAAGCATCACTTGCGGGTTACTGCCTTGCCCGGTATTAATGCCTACGCCCGATTCGCAATCCAACTGGACGACATGTTGCGCGGTTCGGGTGAGGTTGTTTTGCCCGGATGGCAGCGCCCGCCACGACCGCAACCATTTTTGTTCAGCGCCATTATCAGCGTATACATTTAAATCGAACGCGTAGATATTTCCGCTAGAGTAATCGCCCACCACAATTTCGTTGTTGTAGTTCATCTGGCAGTTGCTGATGTGACGCATGAATTGCCCGTTACTAAACCCAGCACGCTCATGCCAAGTGCCGGTAGACACGTCATAAACCCAAGTTGCGTTGCCTGTGGGGAACGTCAACACATAAAAGGCATGGCCTTCTTGCTGGTAGCTGTATGCAATAGCGTCGGAGATGGTCGAATAGCTTTGGATGGCAAACTCAATGGCGTGCGTGCTAACCCGCTGGCCGGTGTAGCCGTTGGCTCGATAGACGATGCCATTGCCGCGAGCGTCGGACCCTAGCCAAAAAATACCGTTGTCGAGTTTGGCAATGGAGTATGGCGCCGCGCAGCCAATTTCGTTGAATGCACCTTGGATGCGTTCTAGCGGGAAATCGGCGTTACCTGAATCGTACCAAACTTCGACCGAATTAGTGCCAAACAGCCATACTTCGCGGTGGTCCACAATAAGCCCTACCAGACCGTCAGGAGAGCCCTCTGCGCTAGCAAAATCCAATGGCGCTACGGACGTACCGTCTAGCAGTTGCGTGACCCAAATGGTTTGGGAATTTGGTTGGTTAAATACGAAATAACCATCAATGTAACCAACAGTTACCGCACCAACAAAATCTGGGTCGGTAATTTGCGCGAATACGCCGGTAGTGGCGTTGTAGATGTAGCTCCACGGGTTACAGGCAATAAACAACTGTGTGCCGTTGTCGGACATGCTGACTGGGCCAGTGCCTAGCACGCCGCCTAATGAAACTACATTCCAAGCGGCGTCCACTCGGTACAACGTGTTGCTAGATACCACATACCCGTAACTACCAAATTGCCACATCCCTCGGACGGGGCCAGACCCAACGGTCGCTAACAAGCGCAACCCCGGCGCACGGTTGAGGAATCCCGCGTCTTTGCCATTGTCCGGCGTGACTTCTGGAAACAGATTGACCATGCGGTTGTCCGCAGCGTTGACGCTGCGGGCCACATACGCCTGCCCCAGAATCGGCATTTTCATCAATAGTTACCGGCAAAGACGTTAAACCGCTGGCGGGTGCCAACGATGCTGTATGGGATGCTCATGATGTCATCCGGGTTGTTGATGCGTTTCAGATTACGTTTGCTGGTCATAGCAATGCGCGACACGGTGGGCGACGGTTCGACGCCAAATTCCGGTGCCAATTCGCACGCCAAATTGTACTTAAACGCCCGCAAGTAGCCTGGCGGCAACGCCAACACGGTTGATAGCGACGCGGCTTGGTGCAGTTCATCCACCGAAATAAAATGCCATTCCAGCACCCGTGTGGGCACGGGGTAGATGTACATCTCGATGTCGGGGTAATTCATGTTAATCCAGATGACCTGCGGGTAAGTGCTGGTCACAGTCTTAACGGCGATGCCGTCATACTGCTGCTGGTTGATGATTTTGATGCCGAACGAAATACCCGTAGAAGCATCCTTAAAGTACGTCGAGTCATCCAGCAGGATGGGGCGGTTGCCCACAAAGTCGCCAGACGGTCCCAGCGTGCGGCTGATAGCGTTCGGGGGCCAACTAAACACCTGGTCTTGCGTTGAAAACACGCTAAGGCGCTCGGTGTTCCACGAGTCAATCATTTGATTCATAGCGGTCAGCGCGTCTTGCGCGGTAGCCGCAGACGGCACTTCGCCTTCAGCTAATTGTCCAATCAACCGCAGCGCGGCGTTGATTTGGTCGCCCGCTGTCGTTGACGTTGTAAACGAAGTTGATGGGACAATAATCGTCATTTCACATTACTCCGGCCATTAGAAGCACAGCCGCTATGGGCAATGATAAATTCCAAAACCAAGAATGAACATCCCACACACGCCGGTCTAACCACCCCCACCACGGCAAATTGGCGCGGCGGCCTTGGCCGTAATGCTCAATCCATTTGTACTCGGCCTGCGCGTGCTCGCGGCCCATCAGAACGCCCGACATCAACGCCGCGCCCACCCACCAGTTGCCGGTTAGCCAGCCCATTGCTGCCTGCACTGCAAGGGCAATTAGCAGGTGCTCAAGCTCAAACAGCAGCCGATAAAGCATCAGTAAGGAATCCGTTTGCCTGTAAACGTGTTATACCCAGCGTTGTTAATCGTGACGTAATTTCCCGTCCCGGAAATTCGAGTGACGTATGCAATAACCGTATCTCCGGCGGTCAAATTAATTGCGGCCGAACAACGTAACGGCGACGATACGCTTGAGTTAGCGGTGATATAAACAGAACTTGCAAACACCGCAGCGCCGCCGCCAGCTTGTTCAATCGTCAATACCCAAACATCACCAACGGTCACGCCAGTCGTGTTGGCAAGCTGAACGCTAAATTCGTAATCATCGGTGGATGGTGCCGTGAACGTGCTGGACGAAAAATTGACATCGCGGTCAAACGGCTCCGAATTTGTAAAAGTGGCCTGAGTTTTTGCGCCGGTAAATGTTTGAGTTGCGGCCGTGGCATAAAACGACGGCGCACCGCTTGGCCCTGATACCCCCTTGTCCCAGCGATTCCCGCTTGCTTGCACAACGCCAGCCGCAGTCGAATTCACAACGGAAGCCGAAAACGTGCTTCCGTTGGAAGTATTTGCCAGCAACCGAACTTTGGTGGCCCCAATCAAATTGATAGGAACGTAGCAATCGTCAAATTCGTTGGCGCAAATATCAATGTCCGCCGCAGCGCCAAGACCAATGCCATTTCTGTTGTGCGCTACAGCTCCAACCAGCGGTTTAAATTTGTTTAGCCCGATAATCCCGTTAAGAGTGGCGTCAGTAGCATTGATTGCGTAATAAGTAGTCGGAGCGCTTGCGGCGTCCCGGCCCCAATTTCTAAAGCGGTTATCGGTTATTTTTACGTCGGAAAATGACGACGCGTTCCACAGAATGTGTTCGCCTTGGCTGAATAGAAAATCGTTGTTGGACACCAACAAATTGCCGCCCGCTGCTGCGCTGACAGACATGGTTGGGTACGAAGTGTTGGTAAATCCTACTCTTAACGAATAGTGGTAGTTATTTGTCCATCGAACCCCGGCAATAAACCCAGGGGACTCAACCGACAACGCAGTCGAAACAGCGTCAAACCAATTATTGTTGATAGTGCTGACATTCAAACTACCGGAAATCACTCGAATTCCGTATCTGTAACCGAACACCAATGATTGGTTGAGATTGAACCCATCCACTGACGTTTTGCTTGAAGCTGCAACGTCTATCCGCACAAACTCGCCGTTAAGACTGGTGTAGTCCCGCAGATAAGTGTTTGGCGTCGCCGCAGGAACGTAAATGCCATACGAGAACATGCAGTTGCTGACATTGATGACTTCGGGCGCGCCCTGAAGAAACCAGAACACTTTATCAATGCCATACATTCGGCACTGTTCAAGACGAAAATCACCAATGGCGGTGCCTGACGTAAATTTGAACACTTGATAAGCGTTCAACACCGTGCAGTTGTTCATGATGCCGCCGGCCACATAAGTTCCTGTAAACAACGGCGGATAAACGATTGGCGTAGCGGCTGTGCCGTCTTGATTGGGATAGAAAAACGTCAGCCCGCTAATGTTCCATCCAAGACCCAACACAAATGGCGTGATGGTAGTGGAGTCAAGCAAAATAACAGACGAGTTGTCGTCGTAAGTGTTGCCGAATTCTGGAGTTCCGCAACCGATCAAAGTGATGCCGGAAATGCTGATATTTCCGGTCGTCACGCGGTATTTCCCTCGGGGGAAAAACACAATCCCACCAGACGTTTTAGCAGCAGCAATCGCGTTTACAATCGCCGTCGTGCAGTCAGCAACGCCCGTGCTATCTGCACCAAAATCGGTAACGCTAACGGACTCACGGAGTTTAGCTTGAACGGTTGTTGCAACTGCGCCTGTGCCGGCGGCAATATAACCAACGCCGCTGCTGCCAGTTGAAGCCAACAAGTCGTCTAGCTCAATGGCGTTAATCGTGACCGTAACGTAGCCAACTTTGGACACTACAAGGTCATACGTCCCGTTAGCCGCGTAGAACGCTACCTGGCCGGTCGAAGACGATAGGAATGGGTTAGCCAACGGCGTGATGCCATTGTCGCTATACAGCGTGGCTGCTGTAGAAGTGCCGGCGACATAGACCGTGCAGGTGGCGTTAGAAAGAACCATTAGCGTCGAGCTGGTGGAAGTCGTGGACGCTATAAAGTTGACATATCTCTGCACGGCGGAAACTCCTATGCGGCAGGTCGGCGGCGGCGTTTAGCCTCTAATTCATTGACCGGAGCTTCCGGTTCACCGGGAGTATATCGCACCCAACCGTTGCATTCATCCGCATCTGCTTCCGCGTCTGCGATAGCGACTTTGGTGCCGTGTTTGGGGTGTCTAAGGTAGATGTGCATAAAGAAAACGGGGCGGTTGCCCGCCCCGTTCCTATTCGCTTTTTAGGCGATGCGGTACAACGACCAAGCGCCGTCGCCCGTTTTCACGGCGCGGTAGCTCTGGGCGGTGCCAGCGGTGGTTACGGTCATCAGGCCGAGTGAGCCCGAGGAACCGATGGTCCAACCGGTATTGGTCGTGATGGTAATCACGCCCGAACCGGAACCATTGGTGTTGACCACGGTGAAATCAAAACAGCTGTTGACTTTGGCACTGGGGACGGCAGCGTCCAAATCAGTAGCCAAAGGCAGCGTGTAAGCCGCCGCCGTGGTGGTTGGGGTACCCAGCAGGATACCGTTGAGAACCTGAGCAGTCGTCAGAGTCGCGGTAACCGTCGCCGTTGCCGGCGTAGCTTGGGTACGGAGTTGAACTTCGGTCAAATTGCCGTCACCAACTTGGTAACCGCCAGCGCCATTAGGTAGTGCCATGATACTTATTCCTCAAAAAGAGTTGCTAATTAGCCCCACAACCGGCAAGCCATCGGCGGCCGGATAGCGGAGTAACCATACAGCACGTCAATACGGCAAGGCATACGGTCGTTGTTGATGTCGTACTGACGGACAACACGCAGGCTGATGCCGTTGTGGACCTGGCGCGAAGCCATATCGACGCCCTGCGGAAGCAGAAGGTCGGCGGTCGCCAACGTGATGGCATCCTTATGATAGACCAGGTTCTGCGGGTACTGGGTCGAAGCAGTGCCAACAAAAGTCACGGCGGCGTTGTCAGCCGGGAACGAGTCCACGGTAGCCAGAGCGTTCGTGCTGGTGTAAATAGCCGGCGAAATTGCCACGCTGGTCCACGCGCCGCTAGACGCGGTGGCGGTCGCGGTGCAGACAAACTGCTGGAGCGAGCCGGTGGACTGACGGGTCTGCGGGTTGACGGCGTAAACGCCGGCAATCGTGAACACGTCGCCAGCATTGATGGTCGCCGAACCCGTGCCGCCATCAATGTTGATAGTGGACGCGCCCTGCGTGCTGACCGCGCCGTTCACCAGAATGGTGTCGGAAGTCGAGCGGCTGCCGGTGGTGTGCTGGACGATGGACTGCGACATGTTGATTTCGTCAAAGCCAAGAACGCCCTGACCCATCATGCCGTTCTTAAACTGACGGCTGACGGTGTCAACCGGGTTAAAGAGGCCTTTCATGCCTTCAACCAAACCAGCATTCGCAGCCGGGTTGACGGTGGCGTAGCGCGGCGCCATGCCAGCAGCGGATTCGTTCAGTTTCTGCTGCGCCTGCAACAGAACGAGCGAGGTGGCCGGGGTGGTGCCGGGGGTGCCGACCGACTGGAAGATGTTCTTGTACGCATTCGCGACGTCAGCATCAACCGAGGCAGCCAACTGGCTAACGCGGGGTTTTAGCACACGTTCCGCAAAGTCATCCAACTGCATGGTGAGTTCGGCAGAAGTAAAGTTCACGCCGATGTGCTTCTGCGAAGCGACAGTCAAAGTCGTGTACTGTTCGTTGTCGTCTTGCACTTGAAGAGCAGCGCCATCGGTGACAAGCGCGCGGTCAGGCAGACGAATGCGGAGGGTCGAGCCAATTTTGGCGCCCTCGACGGCAAAAGAATCGTCGTACTGACGGTTCACGTTGCGGGAAATCACCAGGTTGTTCTCAAGGATTTCGAGAGCTTTCCGAGTGATCATATCAATCGTAAGGATTGAGTTAGACATGATATCTCCTAGTTAGCGAAGTCTTTGCGCTTCTAGCTTCTTCATTTGGCGTTGCCGCTCTGCCTCAATCCACTGCGTCGCGGTCATACTTTTGATAGACCGAGGGTCAGTAGTATCAAAACTCGGTGCCGAAGCACTTCGCGGTTTACCGGGCTGAATAGGCTCTGGCGCGTTAGTTACCCGTTTTGTTACCGGCTCGGCGACCAATTTGGCCTCCAGCCGACCAATTTCTTTGGCCTGCAAATACGGCGATAACCGGGAAATACGGTCAGCTTCTTTTGGATTGGACCCAAGGTAATAAGCCAAATCGGGGCCAATGTCCGAAGAATGAATCGTCTCAGCCATCACGTTCGTAATCGGAAGATTTGGGTTGTACGCGACTTGTTCAAAGTCATCGTACTTACCCCGCGCTTCTTCTTCGCGGTCGTGATAAGCCTCAAGAACCTCAGTCTGCTGCTGCTGAACCGTCCGTTGCTGAATCAGTTGCTCCGCTTTACGCGAAGCCAGCGCTTCGGCATACGCCTCTACGCTTTCAAACTGGTCTGCTGGCGGCAGTTCGATCGGTTGTGCCGGCGCTTTCTGCTGCTGAGTTCTTTCCCACTTACGCTGCTCTCTTGCAAGCCGTTTGCTGACAATCGCGTCAAGCTCTTCTTGTGTGAAGGTCTTGGGCTCTGCCTGCTCTCCAACTTCCGGCGCTGAAACATCGGGCTCAGGAGCTGCCGTCGCTACCTGTTCCGGCGCGGGTACTTCCGCTAACAGTTCTTCACCACTCATCTCTGGCTCCTTAAAAGCCCCCGGTAAACCTTACCGGTACGGTTTGTGCGTTTTTACCCTATATGGGTAAAACTAGCAATCACTATTCAAATGAAACAGTTGCGGCGACAGTTCCGCTAATAACGATATACAACCCGTTATTAAACTGAAGGCCATCTGCCGGAAAGAAATAATTGGTTGCCGAAACCGGGGTAAACACCCCGATTAGCGTTTTGGTCGTTGTTGCGGCGGCAGAATCGTAAATCGTAATGGTCGGAGTGGCCGACGCTGAACTAACGAAAATGCCTTTAAGTTTACCGAAGCTAGGCTTTAGATTGGCCGTGGCGGTAATGTAAGAAGCTAAAGCCATATAAACCTCACGAAAGGAATTTAAGTTTGTACAGCGTGGACAGGTATAGCTCCACGATACCGTCAATCAGATTCTGAAGCGCTGTGTCTGATTTAGTACAGACGTTATACCGTTCGGCTTCAATTTCATCCAACTGGTTTTGCAAGAACTCCACCACATTGCTGGTTTTCTTTGCTGACTGAAGGGAAATGGGACCAACTAACCCATGCCGGCCTTGATAGGCTTCAGCAAACCCATCCGCCAGGTCCACAATACCTTCGTAAAATTTTTGCAGCGCTTTATGTTTGGAGTAACTGCGGGTGTTTAAGTGAACGCTATGTGTCACATCACGAGCCAGAAAAAATAGACCTATAAACTCAGCGGCCTTCATTGCGGCATCTCTCCCGGCTCTTGGACCATTTCGGGGGCTTCTTGCGATTCAACCGGCAACTCCTGATGCGGCATGTTTGGCATCCCCGCACTTTGCGGCATCAGGTCGCCGGACTCCATCATCCCGTGGATAGTGCCCAACACCACGTCTTGAATTTGGTCTGGCGTCATACCCGCCATCGTGGCGCTAATCCGCTTGGTTTCGGCGTCATATGCCTTAATCTTTAGGTCTTGCGCTTCCATCGACTGCGAGACGTTCTGAAGCATGGCGTGCATCTGCTCCATTTCCTGCCCCATTGCCTGAATCTGCTGCTCGGCCTGCTGTAACGCGGGTGACTTGTCGTCGTCCGCCAACAGTTTCGGGTCAATGGTCTTTTCAAACCGTTTTGCCATTTCCTGCGCGCCTGGCCAGTCCATGTTCTTGATGAACAAATCGCCGGCCACCGCCCATAGCTGCGGGTTGCCTTGCAGAATCTGCGACATGGCGTCCATCGCCTCTTGCCGCTTGGTCATGTAGCTGGGGCCGGTCGTGACACAGACGTCGTACTTACCAACCCCAGGGTTGTAGACTTTTTCAATAACAGTGCCCATTTGGTCCACAATTTTGCGGACGGGCTCCTGTTGCATTGGGTCGATTTTTGCCGAATTAGCTTCACCATCTACGCCAATAATCCGCGCAATTCGCTGCGTGTCGTAGATTTTCGGTATCAAATCGACAATTTGACGGGTGCAGTAGCGGATAGCCCGCGCCAGATTGTCAACGTAGTGGTAAGTGCCCGTATCGCCCTGCTTTTCGCGGGCCAAAATGGCTTTACCAGACCGCTCGTTGCTGGTCGCACCAAGACTTGAGTCGTACTGCCCGGTGGTCGATTTGATGTCGTCTGAGGCACCTGCTTTGGCCTGTAGCAGGCCGCTGGACGCCATCGGAGGCTGCGCCCGCGCTGGCAGCGGCAAAACAGAGCCCTGACCGTCCGTTACGTCGGGGTTAACCTCCAAATACGGCCAGTTGGTCGTGTTGGCGGTCTTCCACTGGCTCTCATAGCCCTCAAACTGGCCGCCATAGCCGATAAATGGCGCTTTTGGCGCCAACGCAAGCATTTCGGCTTCCTGACTGACCCAGTAGTTGTACATGCGCTGGGCATCTTTGGCGTTTCGGATGATGCCGGAAATGAAAACGCGCCCATCAACCTCAAATTCGTTGCCAATGACTCGAATGACCGGTATCCACTTGCCGGCCCACTCGCGCTCTTCAAGGATTTCGTACCCATTGATGCGGCACCACTTGATTTTGCGGCGGTCCACAAGGCGCGTTTTGATGGGTTTGACGCCCATCATCTTCATTTGCTTCGCGTCGGGCGAATCGGCAAACACCGTGATGTTGTTCGGGTACAGATGTAGGGTAGCTTTTTCGTATTCGGCGTAGAAATACTCCGCAATACGGACCACATCTTCATTAATCCATTGCGACAGTGACTGGTCGCCAACACCTTGCTGTTCTAGGCTCGACAGCGGCTGCGCGTCAGGAAATTGACGTTCATATTCGTCGCGTAGCAGGTCTTCGGTGATGAAACACCACTCTGCATCCGCCCCGCAGGGGTCTTGGATGGTCGGGTCCATGTACACCGAAAACGAATTACGGATGCGCCCAATCTTAATGTCCTGATTGAACGTATCGTCGTCGCAATACTCGGTCAGCAGGCGGATGTAGCCTTCGCCATACGTCACCTGGTTCTCGCAGGCGGTGTCGTAGGCCACATCGGCGTCGCTGATGTACTCAATATGACGGACGATACCATCAAATATCTCTGCGACTTCGATGTCGGCGTTGTCGTCGGCGGGGATGACCTTTCCCGAGGGCCGGTTCTGCCGTTGGTCGTTGGTGACCTGCTTTACATGCTGCGGCAGCTTGTTAATTGTCAGACAAGGGCGCGCATTGATGGTCTGCCCTTGAACCGACCCTCGGGTCGCCAATACGTCCGCCGGCCATTGCCAGTTGTTGTCTGGCGAGCCGGCGGCAAAACGCAGGTCGTCTAGCTCATCTTCGCGTGACTCGGAGTACGCCGCTACCGCCATCGTCATGCGATGACGGGCCGTCGCTAATACGTTGGCGCTGTCCTTATCGGACCGCGAGCCTCCATTAGCTACCGCTTCTACGGCGTTGTAGTCAGCCATATTACTTCTTTTTTGTTGCGTCGCGTTTAACTGCGTAGGCAATGGCAATTGCCTGTTTGGGCGGCTTGCCGGCCTTTACTTCCGCTTTGACGTTCGCACGGAACGCTTCTTTGCTGCCCGATTTCTTGAGCGGCATAACGGTTTACAAACAGTGAATCAGCGCATAATTTAAAATTACCGCTTCTGACTGCGAGCTAGCCGTCAGGTTTCGCAGCGTGATGGTCACCGTGCCGGTGCCCATGCCGGACACATACGCGGTGTACGCAGTCGGGTCGGCCACCGCGCCGCCGGAAATGTTCAAGATAACAATGTCATTGGCGCTAATCAGGCTGTTGGTCAACGCGAACGACACCGCCGTGTTGCCGGCCAGCGCCGCGTTGTTCATCGTGATGCGACCCGCTGACTTGTTCAGCGTCACGCCGGTCGATTTGCTGGTCGCCTGTGTCACGGTGCCCTGCGCGGTCGCGGTGTAGCCCAACACGCTGTTAGACACGATGTTGTCAGCGCCGACGATGTCTTGGTCGCTGTACGCAACGCCGATTGCCTGAGAATTTGCCATTTTAAGCTCCCATCCAACTTGTGATGACGCCGCCATTGCTTTGCGTGGCGTAGCGTCGGGGTTTATCCACATACTCCCGGTGCGCTACCGGAAAGGCAAACGTCACCGCTAATGCGTCAGCAGCGTCAGGCGATGCCAGACCCCGCGCCTTCATGTCCTTCTTCGACTCCAGCTGGATGACTCCACTGGACGTCGGCTTAATCATAACACCGGTCAAGTCGGACTTGAACCGCCGGTCGTCGGGGATGCTAGCAGACTTCAGCCAGTCTTTCATAGACCCCCACAGTTCCGCCCGTTTGTTGTAGTACATGATGCCGTTCTTCGCTTTCCAGCCGAAGTTGACGCCTTTCACCACCTTGTACCGCTGCTCGTGCAGCCGGTCCAAGATGCCGTACCCCAAGCCCCCTTCGTCGATGACCGCCAGCACCGGCTTGAACTCCTCGATGGCGTCTATCACCCGCCCCACTATCGCCATCGTGTCCTCGCCGTGGTAGCGCTTGATGGCTTTGATGTCGCGCCCTTGCCGCACCACGATGACCGTCGAGTCCGCCCCGCCCCGCGCCGGGTCGATGCCTAAGATGACCGGCGCCGTTTCGTCCTTATAGCGTGGCCGCGCCATCGCGTCGTCCACCAACTGCGGCGGGATGAACTGGTCGTCGCCCTCGCTCGGAAACTCACCATAGACCTCTATGCGCGCCTGGGGCGAGTCAGCGCCGTACTCGGCGATAATCTGCTCATACACCTGTTTGTCGGTGTCCTCGACCGTGCGGGCGTCCACCTGCTTGGTCTGCCAGAAGTCCCGCTTGGCGTTGAAGCACTCGAAGAAGTACCCCGAGTTGCGGCGCGGGTTACTAAACGCCATCCAGTAGCGGTCCAAGATGTTCTCGGTGAAGAACCCCGACCCGACCGACCAGATGCCGTCAGGTATGCCTGACGCCTCGTCAAATATCAGCATCATGCCATCGTGGTTGTGCACGCCCGCGTAGGAGTCAGGGTTCTCCTCACTCCACAGCTTCCCTTCTGCGGCCCAGTAGCGCGTGCCCTTTTTGAGGTCGCGCTCCACGATGTCTGTTAGCCAAGTGGCCGGTACCAGTTTGGTGGCGCTCACTTCCCACCAGTGGGCGTTGATGAGCATCGCCGCCCATTTGGACAGCTCGCCCCAGGTGACCGACCTCAGCTGCGCTTCGGAGTTAGCGCTCACTACCACGCTGGACCCTATGCGCGTTGATAGCATCCACAGGATGAGCCAACTGACCAACGCCGACTTGCCTATCCCGCGCCCTGACGCCACCGCAGCCCGCAGCGTGTCCATGGACACCTGACCCCGGTTGCGCTTGATGTGGTCCCTAATTTGCCGGAGCGTGTCGCGCTGCCACTGTCGCGGGCCTTTGAAGTGCGCCAACGGCGTGTTGGGTTGCCCCCACGGGAACGTGAACAGCACGAACGCTTCGGGGTCGTCGGCGACCGCCGGCGACCACAGCCGGGTCATCAGCGTCTGCTCTTCGTCGGCGCTGTAGATGGGCTTTTGCACTAGCGCACGCCCAAATGACTTCTGGCTTCGTCCATAATGCTTTTTTGTTCCGGCGTAAAAATTTTGTTATTGAACTCATCCGGCCATTGATTAAACGTATACCCGCGAAACATTGCGGGGATACCGGACATTCTAGCCCAAATATCAAAAGGTCTTGTCTCACCTTGGTTTGCAACATCGTATTCATAGCGTTTTTGCAAAAGTTTAGGGTCTAATGATTGTGCAAACTTAGAATAGATATTAGCTAATTTGGTGTTGTAGCTAGGGTCGTTCGGGTCGTTGCCTATGTGACCGGCCCAATCGGCTACGACATCGCGGGGGCTTACCGGTTTTTTGTTTGCCGGCAATTCTATGCCGCCCCTGTCAATCGGTAGATTGGATGGGCGGGGATAGTCAGGCCCACCTGTTTCTCCGGCAGGCCAAGATTCCAATCCAGCGTTGGTCGGTATGCCTTGCCCTCGAAATGTGATGGGCGTGCTGTTTAACACCGGGTTGCTGCGATACAGCCGGTATAGCAACGCTTCCGGCATCGTAAGGTTTTGCTGCGCCATTTCGGCTAGCTGGTTTACGGGCGTAGGTGCTAACGCATTACGAGATGGCATGGATGACCCTCGCTTCGCCGTCGATGACGCGCGCTTGCGCCTGCGCCAGCGCGTCGGTGATAGAGATTTGCTGGGCGACCTCCACTTGGACGTGCGATTTCGCCACCCAGTCGTGTTTGTGTTTAAGAATTTCCAGCGCCACCTTGGCATCGCCCGCCAGCGCCGCAGTGTGCAGGACGTCAGAAAGTTGACGTTCGGCGTCTGCTTTGCCTTTGGCTACAGCCAACTCCACCAGTGGGTCCGCTGACGCCAGCCGCCGGTATTCCGCAGGCAGCATACCAGCGGCCAGCGCCAGCGAGTCTCCTTTGAGCCCTTTGTGCGCGGCAGCGTACAGCGCCTCCAGGTTGCGCTCGGTCGCGGTGATGTCGCGTATTGTCAGTGGTAACGCACGAATAGTCATGCTGGGTAGCCTACTGCCGTAACGGGGTCTTTTGCAAGGGGTGTGTTGCTGTAGAACTGCTGGCAGTTCTACAGCAAATTATTTTTGATGTCAACTGTTAAGAGATGCTTGACAGATGGAGCTGTTAGCAAAAAAAAATTTTGTGTGGCACCTACTGTCACTGTGACCGGCCGGCCAAGGCCCTACCCGGAGGCCTCTCTCGCACCCTCCGCGCACAGCCATCAGCGCACGCCCTAGCCTACAGCATAGGGCTAGGACGCACTGTGAGCGCGTGTAGCGCGCGCTATGGGGTGAAGCGCTAGTGCCTTAGCACTATGGCGGTTAATGCCTTGTGCGCCATTGTAGACAGGCTGACAGGCTGACAGGCTGACGGGCTGACGGGCTGACGGGCTGACGGGCAGGCGGTGACGGATGACAGGGTGAGCCCGTCACCCTGTCATCGCGGGGTGACGGGCCCACCCTGTCATCGCGGGGTGACAGCCCGTCACCCTGTCATCGCGGGGTGAGCGCGCGGATGACAGGGTGAGCCCGTCACCCTGTCATTGCGGGGTGACGGCGCGAGCGCGGGGTGAGAGGGCCGTGTATGTAAGATCAGCAAGTTTAGAGGGGTGGTTTTAGTCGCTCCAGTGGAATACGCCAATGTTAGTGATCACTAACCTAACCAAAATCGAACATCAGTCATTAATAAATATATATTTAACAGACAAACGGCAAAAAGCATAAGCTAATCAAAGCAGTACCGCACGTTCGCGAATACATAGCCCGGCCGCAACAAATCAGCGGACAGCCGCTGCAAACAGCGCCGAAACCGTCGCCGATACGCTCGCGCGCCGATTGGCCGCGCAAGCCCGAAACCGCGCGCAAACGTGTTAGCAAAATTGTCAGTAGTCCGGCCAAAAAAAAGCACTGACACCTGGCGCAATAATGAGCGTATTCAATAACTTGCGAGCGTATATCGCGACTAT